ATTACCTCAATATCCCTAACTCAGACTAAACCCATCAAAACAGCCCCGTCGTCATACTGGGGGCTATGAAGAAATCTACACTCACTTTAGCCCTTGCGGCCCTCAATGCTAACCAAAGCGACCAGCCTTTGGGTGTGGCGGCTTGTTCGTACGAAATTACGAACGATTCACTTGCGCAGCAAATTATGCCCGCTGGCAAGTTTAGATCCAGTGATGGCCAGTCAGACAAAATTGCAGACGGCTATTGGTACATTGATGAAGCAATTGCAAAGAAAGTAATTGCAGACCGCCAATCCCGTCACAACGATTTGCTCTTTGATTACGAGCATCAGACTCTGAACAGCAAAGAGAATGGTAAGCCAGCGCCGGCCGCTGGGTGGGCGAAGAATGTTGATCTTGAGTGGGTAGCTGACAAAGGCCTGTTCATCAAAAATGTAGAATGGACTGACGCTGCGCTAAAGGCCATCAAAGCCAAAGAATATCGCTACATATCCCCAGTTTTCTCCTACAACAAGAAAACAGGAGAAGTGGTCAGTCTACGCCATATAGGTATTACTAACGACCCCGCTATAGACGGCATGCAAGATTTAATCGCCCTCAAATCGACCCAATCTACTAACCAACCGGAGCAAACTATGAACCAATTATTGATAGAACTTCTAGCTAAAGCTGGGATTGTTATCGACCCTAATGCGCCCCCAAAAGATTTAGCCGCCTTAACCGCCATGTTTGATAACGAGGATGCCAAAACGGGTATTGCAGCTTTAACTGCCAAACTTGACTCCCCCAACGAAAGTGAAACCGAAGTTGCCGCGCTGACAGCAAAAGTCGCAGAGCTGCAAAAAGGCATTAGCTTATCTGACTATGTGCCTGCCGCTACTTATGCAGCGGTTATCACTGAAATGGCTGCCCTTAAAGCCAATCATGAAACCGTTACTGTGGGCCAAGTGATTGAACAAGCCCAGAAAGACGGCAAGTTCATCGCCCAAGCTGAGCTGAATTACTTGAAAGATTTAGGTAACGCAAACCTAGCTGCATTAAAAGCTAACTTAGATCAACGTCCTGTTCTTGGTGCGTTTATGGGTAAGCAGACCACGGAAAGTAAAAACCCTGGTGAACCTGATCCAAATGCGCAGGCAGCACTGAGTGCTGACCAAACGTTGATTGCTAATCAGCTGGGCATCAGTCACGAAGATTACGCGAAAACCCTGCAGGCCGAAAAAGCTCAAGCATAAGTCCAACTTAACCCTTTACTTATTTAACCCGCCAACTCGCTTGGCACAGGAGAACGAAAAATGGCAATTGTTAACTCATCGGTGTTAAACGCCATCCGCACAGGCTTTCGCAAAAACTTTGAAGACGGCAAGGTCAAAGGCGAGCCCATGTACAACGCAGTCGCAACCGTTGTGCCTTCCACCACTAAATCGAACACGTATGGCTGGTTAGGCCAGTGGCCCGGCTTTAGAGAGTGGATTGGCGACAGAGATCTGAACTCTATCAAAGAGCACAGTTATGCCATCGTCAACAAAGATTACGAGTCGACAGTCGCTGTTGACCGCAACGACATAGAAGACGATAGCCTGGGCGTGTACGCCCCCATGATGGAAGAAATGGGCTATGCCTCTTCTGTATTCCCAGATGAATTGGTTTTTCCGTTACTAAAAGCAGGCTTTGCTACCACGTGCTATGACGGACAGTACTACTTCGATACCGATCACCCAGTCAATGCAGAAGTCGATGGCAGCGGAGCAGATACGTCATTTTCAAACGTGATTGTCGATGGCACATATACAGGCGATGCATGGTACCTAATGGACACCAGCCGCAGCTTGAAGCCGATTATTTTGCAAGAACGCAAGGGCATGCAGTTTGTCGCCATGGACAACCCTAACGATGAATCTGTCTTTATGCGCAAAGAATTCCGTTACGGCGTTGATTGCCGCTGCAATGTGGGCTTTGGGTTCTGGCAAATGGCCGTGGGCGTGAAGAAAGAGCTTAGCTACCAAACCGCATGGGACGCCATTAAATTAATGCGCACCTTCAAAGCGGACGGTGGCCGCCCACTCGGGTTAGGTAAAAACAAGCTCACCTTGGTTGTGCCTGCCGCTGACTACCAGCGTGCTCTGCAAATCAATAACCGTGAACAAATCAGCGACGGCACCACAACAGTGAGCAACGAGCTGCGCAATATGTTCAACGTTATTTCACCCGACTACCTGTAACGAACCTGTAACCAAATAGTTCAGGCCAGACAACGTTTACAACTTTAACAACGTCCCGTGTTTAGCGGGGCGTTTTTAACCGGAGTTTAAAATGCATAAATCAATATTAGCTGTCGTGGTGTTCGCAAGTGCAGCCACGTTTCGCCGCGCAGGTCATGGCTTCACCGACAAAGGCACCGCATTCGTTGCAAACCATTTTAGCGAGCAGCAACGTGCCGCCATCGAAGCAGAGCCGCGACTGTCTGTTAAAGAAATGCCCGAAGACGCTATCCCCGATGGTGTTGACCGTACCCCGTTTGATCGGGCTCCTGCCGCACAAGCGGCGCAAGAGACCGAACCTAAGAAAGCGGCGGCACAGAAAACCCCGGCGCAGAAAAAAGCGGAGGCAAAACAAGCCCAGTTAGACACAGCTGAAAAAGCCGCAGGCGAATAGCCATGTATTGCAGCGTTGATGACATGGCAAATCGGTTCGACCTCAATGAGCTGATCCAATTAACGGATTCGTCAGGCTTAGGTTTGATTGATGAGCAAGTCGTCACTGCTGCCATTACTGACGCCAGCAGCGTCATTGACGGCTACCTTGGTGGCCGTTACCCGCTGCCGCTTTCTGTCGTTCCCAGTGTGTTAACCCGTATTTGCGCAAATATTGCCAGATATAACTTGTATGACAATCAAGTGACCGACGTGGTGAAACGCAATTACGAAGATGCCCTGAAATTTTTAACCGCAGTTGGTAAAGGCGATATTCGTTTGGGGCTGAGCGATGACCAGCAACAACCAGAGTCAGACAGCACAATTGAAGTGCAATCTGGCGGCAGTGTTTTTGCCCGTGAGCGAAGCAAAGGGTTTATCTAATGCTGCTAGATGACATTCAAGAACGAATCGCCCCCGCGTTTAAACGTGTTGAAGCCGCGATCAATTTACGCGAAGTCATCAAACAGCCTATTCATGCTGACAATGTCGCATTTGTGGTGCCAATCGCCGAGCGCCCTGCAGGTAACAGTAGAGATACCGACATTGGCCGCCCGTTACAAGAAATCAATATCACATTTGGAGTAGTCATCGGGTTAAAGAGTATTAATGACCCAACCGGTGAAAAAGGCATGGCCGCACTTGAAGCGCTTCGCTGCAGCTGTAGACAAAAGCTATACGGTTATACCCCCACAGACCACGACCGAATTTTACTTGCCGCTAGCGACTTAGTGGCGTTCGCTGCCAATGGCATTTGGTGGCTCGACAGATTTACAACAACCACCTGGTACCAGGGAGAAACGCAATGATCATAGTGACCAATAAAACCAGTAAGCCCGTTCGATGCGCCGCTATCGAATTTGCCCCTGGTGAAAACAAATTCAACGATGCCGATTTAAGCCCAGGCAAATTGGCTCAAGTCAAAAACCACCCATCGCTTAAGTACGTGAGCGTTGAAGACCGCGCTGTCGAATCAAAAGCCAAGGGAGCTAAATAATGTCTATTACTCCAGGGTATAAATCAAAACGCCGTTTCCTGCAGATGGCCTTAAAACGCCCAGAGGACACAAAGGGCACTGACTACATTTTAAATGGCGCGACACCTTCAGCCATCCAAACCAAAGGCCTGTCCGTTGAGCCATGGATAACAGAGACCATCAGCCGTGACTTAGACGATGGTAAAAACGGTGGCCAGCCCATTATCCACACAGGCGAAATGATTAAAATTTCGGGCAGTGTCGAAATCACCGGCAGTGGCTCAGTAAATACCCCAGTCGCGTTTGCCCCAGTCATTGCCATGGGTGGTTACGATTCAGTGACAGATGTTGCAACAGAAGTTAGTCATAACCGAGTACTTAACGCAGCCGACGAGTTAGATGGCTGTTGTTATTTTCACTGGGAAGGCATGTACCACATCCTTCTTGCAGGCAAAGCAACGCTCACGACATCAGCAAAAATTGGCGAGTTGGCGTACCTGAACTTTGAAATGTCAGGCATTTATGGCGGCACAGTGTCAGGGGCCATTCCCGCCGGTGACTTTA